ATCCTTTAGATGGTAATTCGATTTCTTCAGTTGGGAATTTAAATTCACTCATATAATCTTTATTTAATTAAAACTTTTTTATCGTTAATAAATACTAAAAAGGAAAGTTCTTAAAACGGGTTAGTAATTATTTATTTATTTTATTTTCAAATTTATCAAATCTTGAATCTATTTGTCTATAAATTTCATCAATTTGATTTTGGTAATCTAATCGTAAATCATTAATATTATTATTAAAATCTTTACCGATTTCATCCATAGCTAAATAAGCATTATCTACAGATTGGTTAACATCTCTAACTTTGGTTTTCACCTTAAACACTCCTATCGAAGCATACCCTACTAAGAATACACCTACTGTGGATAGGACACCTAAAACAAATTCTAAATTTTCCATATCTTATTATTTTTAAATGTCAAAGAACTATTCCTTTTAGTATTGACGTTCAATATAAAAAAAAGCTTGACCGAAGCCAAGCAATTTTTTGAGGTATGAGGGTTGGGTAAATTTTTAGAAATTCAATACACAGTAATCTGGTTGAACTGTCATTGTAAGTTCTTGAGCAGCATTTTCAGTATCCCAATTGAAATCTCCAAATGAAGCTTCTGTAATCATTGCTCCTTTGATAATCCATTCTGATACAATATCACCTACAGGTCCCAATACATTTACAGTTAAGTCTTTCTTGTAGAAATCACTATAACCATCACGACCAGTTACTGATTCGTGGTGTAAACGTACCCATTCCATTACTGCTTGAGCACCAGAAGGAGTAATAGGATCAAATAATGTAAATTCAATTGTACCCCAAGTTGTTTTCCCTTTAACATAACGTTGTACGTTAATATGATTTAAAGGTACTGAACCTTGGCTTACAGATACGGCTCCTACACCTTTCATGATGTAAGATGGGAATCCATCAACGTAAAGAATAAATCTATTCTTTTGTTTTGGCTCAAATGCCGTGTAAAATATTTCGTTAGGATCTAATACTGCCATTTTATGTTTTTATTTTATTATAAATATTCTAATTTTTAGTTTTTATTCAGGAAATACTGCTCCTGTTGGTAATACATTGAAATCTAGCATAATAAATTCTGCTGTTCTAGTTGGTTGAATGTAAATTTGACCTACTAATTGATTTCTATCAATTACATCTGGAGTGTTATTAGTATCATCCATTACTACTTTAAATGCATATAATCCCTGTCTTTGTTGTACTGATTCTAAGTATGGGTTAACTTGTGCTAAGAATATATTTCTTGTAGCAATTGTATTTTGTTCAAATACTAAATTATCAGATACCTGAGATATAAAGCTTTTTAAAGCAATTAATAATCTACGTACATTTACACGATCTAATGCGCTAGCTCGTTTTTGTAGTGTTTTTTGTCCAAATACTACAACTCCACTTCCTGGGAATGTAGCGATTGGGTTAACATTAGCTTCATATAAGGAATCTCTATTTGAAGTAGTTAATTTTCTTTCTGCTTTAGTTACATTTCCAAGAGCACCTCTTGTTAAACCTGCAGGTGCAAACCATGCATCACTTGAAGCATCTGTAAAAGCATATACACCAGGAATCATAGCTGAAGCTGGTACCCATACTGTTTGTGAAGTATTTGGGTCAACTGTTTGTAACCATGGCCAGTATGTAGCAGCATATGAACTATCAAATCCACTAGCTCCACTAATTATATTAGCAATATTTGTTCCATATCCATCTAAATCTATAACAGCAATACAATCTTGGCGAGCTTCAGCAGTTGTTACTAATAATGAAGTAGCTACACCATGATCAGAATTATTTAATCCTGGGGCTGATAATAAATTAAATTTATAATCATCTTTATTACCTAATAAATTAATAGAGGCAGTATAATCAGATTGAGATAAACCTTGAACATTACTATTAATATCACCATAAAATTTAGCTCCTGCTCCAAATAATTGTCCTGAAGCACCATTAAAGGATCCAGAGGAAACTACTGGTAAACTTGCTGTAAATTCTGATTTTGCTGATCCATTATTATCAAAATAATCTGGTGTTTTATAGTTTACTGCAGAAACTCTTACATATTTACTCTTATTACTATATTCACCTTGAGAACGTACATATGAATCAGCTCCATCTTCCACAATTGAGTAGCTTGTATTACCAATTACTTTTTCAATGTAATTTACTGATTTTGGATCTAATGATAAATTATTCCAAGTTTCTAATATTGATTTACTTCTATTAGTATCATTTCCTCTACGTACTAATAAACTAAATGTTCCTGAACTAGTATTTTGGGTTGCAATTTCCCATCTTACGTTATCTGCAGATCCACTAACTAAAGCACCATTTCCTACTTCTGAACCTGAATTGTTCATTATTTCTCCTTCAGATAAAGTTTCTAATTGGAAAGGAATACCATTAATTACATCTGAAGCTCCTAAAGCACTAAAAGTTAAATCTACATTAGTATTACCAATTTGAGCTTTGTTTACAGTTAATACTTCATTTATTGCGTAACCACTTCCACCTCCAGTAATTGTTGCAGATTCAACATCTGAAACTATATCACCAGCTGAACTGGTTAGTTGGACTACAATATTTGAACTACCACCAATAGTATCAGTTAAGAATGTTAATTTTTCTCCATCTACATACCCACTACCTGTAGCTGTTGCTGTAATAATTGTTGGGACATTACCATCAATTGTAACAGTAAATGCCGCTCCTGTACCACTACCATCTGTAGTGAAAATAGCGTTAGGGTAAACATTATCTGCAGCATCACTTGTAGATGAGGAGATTGATTGAGTAAAGTTAGGACTACTATCTAATTTTCCACTAGCTGTACTAACTACAATATCTAATGTAGCTCCTGTTCCACTTAGAGAACCAGTTGCAGTTACAGAATAACTACCTAATGTCCCACTTACAGGTGAAGGAGCAACAATGGTTAAAGAAGCTCCTGTATCTATTACTCCACTTTCTTGGACATTATATATTTTATCGGAAGTAGCTGATTCAAAAGACCCAGATACTACTCTAGTTACTATTAAAGATTTTCCTCCTTGAGAAAAATAGTTATTAGCTGAAATAGATGTTAAATAAGTATATTCTGAAGATCCGCTGGTTACGGTTCCACCAAAAGTTGCTAGATATTCACTAAATGAGGTTACTAAGGTAGGAATACCTACAGGGCCTCTAGCAGCAGGTCCTACGATAGCAGCTCCTGCTTCTACGGGTTGACCTTGGATAAAAGATTGATCGTTTTCTCGAACTAATACACCAGGTGAAATTAATGTTTCTGCCATTTTATATGTTTATTTATTGTATTTATTTATAAATATTAAAAAAATCTTCAAAAAACTAAGGGGTAATAGGAGTATCTGATTTTTCTTCTTCAATAGGGAGCAATTCTCCAGTATTTAAATCAATTTTCCCATCTCCATATTTTTCTGTAAGGGATTTACCCAATTCATTTTGTTCTGATATAACATTTTTATATTGTTCTATCAAACCTTCTTTTTGTAATGCTATTTCGCCTAGGGCAAAAATAATTTCATTAGACCTTTGTTGGTTTAATTTAATGTCTTGTAACTCTTCTTGTGATAACTTATTCATATTTTTATTTTATTATAAATATATATAAATAAATTTAAATTAAACTTTTTTAGTTAAGTTTATGTCTTAAGATATATTCTATTTTTTTATATACTTGTTCTGGGGAGATAGCTTTATGACAAATATGTTCAGATAAAGTTCCTTGATGTTGAGGACACCAATCCCAATTACCTTTATCAAATTGAAATCTAGTATCCGCCCAGCAACCGTTACATACTGAGTGGTTTTGGATTTGAGTTATATTTTGGGTAAAATCAAACCCATATGGGTTAAAATTATTTATCATAACAGTATATTTTCCTAAACACCAGTTTACCCATGATAATCCAGAGCCTAACCCAATAAATAAGTCGGCATGGTGGAGATAATTAATAGAATCTTCCCACTTCATACCCTCTTTATTAATAATATTTTGCTTTTTAAATCCTTCTTTTGAAATACTTACTACTTTATATCCTATATTGTTTAACATACCTGCTAAAGTTTCCCAATAGTCATAAGGCCATTCTTTTAACCCTGCTGTTGAACGAGGTCCTATACAAATATATTTTTCTTTAAAAGGTCTAGGTTTAATTTTATAGTTTATACCATAATTTATTTCTTTAAAAGGAATATCTAAAATATCACTAGCAGCTTGAATTAAAGGAACAGTGTTAGGTTTAGTTGGGTGGTATGACCCTTCATCCCATTTATTATCTGTTATATACCACCCTATTTGATATGAAGCATAACAATCTATTGATTGGCCTGGGTTGATAAATTTAATATTTTTATATTCCTTTCTATTTATAAACCAATGATTATGAAAAGTAGATAAAGTTACTTTACATTTATAGTAATCCGCAAACCTAGCTACTTGAGGAACCCAAGCTAAGGTATCTCCAATTGATTTCGATTCTATAGAAATTAATATATTTTTATTTTTTATATCCCAAGTATGATGTATTTTTCCATTTATTTTTATAGTCCAAGGTATATGCCACCTTTTACTACATTTAGTCCAATGGTTAGTTTTTATAGTGTTAGAATATTCTACTTTACCTGTATGTTCATTAATAAATTCAATTTTATATTTTTTAATAATATCTCCTTGAATTTCTACTTTAGGTCCCTGATTGAATGATATTAGGATATTATTTTCCATTTAATAAAGTATTATAAAAGTTTACGTGATTTTCAGCAAATTTTTTTACGTTATTTTTTATATCATGTTTAGTATATTTAATAGGAGAATGAATTATTTCTATTAATTTATTTTTGTCTTCAAAAACATTACCTGTTAAATTATTAATAAAAGGAACATATTCTTCACCATAATGGTCTAAATTATTAGCCATTATTTTAATATTATTAGAAATAGCTTCTTTTAGCACTATAGGATTACATTCCCATGTAGAGGTAAATAACATTAAATCCGCCATTTTAAAAAATCTTTCAGTATCATTTCTTTCACCCCAAACTACAATATTAGGAGGTAGATTTTTCATTAAAGGTGTCCAATATTCAGAAAAGTTTCCAGCTTGGTTTCCAATAAAATGGAATATATAGGTAAAACCATATTTTTCATATAAAGTTTTAGCTATTTCTATAGCATATCCTTGGTTTTTTCCTGGGGTCCATAACCCTACATTTATTATATGAAATTCACCTTTAAGTAAATATCCCATTTCATTTAATATTTCATCCCGGGTTTGGGTAGATTGAATTGATGTATCTATTGGAAAAGGTATTAATGATTTTAATGCAGGTCTGTTTTTAAAAGTTTCTTTAATATGATAATTTGTAACTAAAGCATACCCATCAGGTTCATGGATTTTATTCTCATCTGGGTTGAACCACATTCCATGAGCAGATTCTATTATTTTCCAAGGGTGGTTTTTTTTATATAATTCTTTTTGTAAATCAGGGTGAAAATTATTTCCCCCTCCAAACCCTTCAGGGATTTCTTCTATATGGATTATATCAATTTCTTTTTCGTAACAATAATCAACAATATTATTTTGAATTTCTTCATCTCCAAAACATGAAATAAAATTTTCTCCTACTAGTTTTTGAATTTTATCTCTTTGTACTATAAAATGAGGACTTAAAAATTTCCACTCAACAACATAAATCTCAAAATCTGTATATTGTTGTAATGCTTGGATACGTTTTAATAAAAACTCAGGCATCCCTCCTGTACTTAAATGTGGTGTAATAAATAAAACTTTCATTGGACTGTAATATAAAAACCTTAATTTAAATTATCACGGAATATCATTAATATTTCCTGTGGTTTCTGTTGTAATTGTAATTTTTGACTTAGAGTTTAATTTTTTTACTGCATTTAAATCTTTTTGCATTACATCGGGAACGATATATCCTCTTAAGTTAATATCAAAATTACTTTTTACTAGTCTATCTTGGCCTGCTGTAATTTCAGCTGCAGTTGAAAAAGAATTTACTCTAGCATTAAATTTAAATCTTTCGGGGTTACCCCAATATGAATCTGAAGCATATTCTACTGATTCAATTATTTTATTTAGTTGTTCCATATAATAAGTTTGAACAATACAACTATATGTAATATCTAAATAATCAGGAACTACTACAGTATTAAATTGTTTAGTAGGAATTCTATTATTTAATAAATTAAAATTATTATATGTATTTTTTGGGTTAAAACCTTTTTGGAATGTACCATATAAATTAGGGGAATTAGAATCTAATTTATTGTATGTACTTCTATCTTTTGCAATAGTATCTCTTTTAATTACTATAATAGGTAACATTACAGACCCACCTTTATCTCTATAATAACCATCTCTTTGATATGATTTCCATCTTTCAGGATTACCATATATTATAGGTACTGATCTTCTTTCCCCATTTTGAAATACAAAGGGTTGAATTACATTATTAAAGTAATAAAAAACAGCTTCATCAATATCTTTAATACCTACAGAATAAGTTTTTGATGTTTCACCTTTTTGACTTATTTTAGTTGACCTATTAAATTCAATTCCTGTTTGAGATTTATTAGGGTTAACCTCTTTATTAGGATTTCCCCTTTTAGTATCAAATGCAGTTTGCAATCCTTTACTAATTTCTTGTTGTTTTTTTGGATATGGTTTAAAGTTAGGCATTAAAATCTTTCTTTATAGGGTGAAATCGCTACTTTATCATTCGGTATTTTATGAGTTTTGATTATAATAGATAAGTTAGTACCAAAATCTTCTAATCCTGGGTTTAATGGGTTTAGAGACCCATCTGAATTATTATTAGGATATGATGGATTTTTACCTACAAAATATTCATTTGATACTGTAGAATCTACCCCATAATAATTTTTTTGGTATAAAACAATATCTCCTACTTCAGGAACTACATTAGCATCTACTAAATCATCTCTAAAGAAGGCAAATTCAATTCCTTGTCCAAATCCAACTCCTTCATCTGTTTCAGTATATTGCTGATCTTCTCTATTAATTAAACAGTTAAATAAAAAAGGACCATCATAATATTTTTCTCCAGCAGCTTCACCATAAATATTTACACCAGTTTCTTCTAGTTTAAATTTATAAATAGCTGCTTGTTGAGTTATAATATCATGTAATAACTCTCTATTTAATCCTCTTATTAAACTCACATCACGTGAACGACCAAACATTGCCATATTATCCTACATATATTGTATACGGTACTTGTTGTAGTTCCGTTTGTTTAAATTCTGTTTCTTGTGCTCTTCTTTCTAGTAATGATTTACGAGAAGTCTCATCAAAATAAGCTCTTAACCTTTCTATTAAAGCTGCTTTTTCAGCTGTTGCTGCTGTTATTAAATCAGATTGGTTTAATGTTACTTC